CTTCAAGGTCCATATCTGCTCTCCCAGGTCTTTCCAGATGGAGATGTTGGTTACGCTGTCGGCTATCTCTGACGGTACGGAGGGAACAGGCAGGCCCGGAATGGTCTGTGTCGCCACAACGGTTGCCGCGCCGGCTGCCGTTGCGACCGTTACAGGCTTGGCCGGTTCTGCCGATGCGGTGACGGTCTGCGGCATGAAGGGCTCTGCGGGCTTCTCGACGGGCTTTAAGAACAAAGCGGCCTCTCGAGCTCGGCGCGAGACGAGACCCGGCAATGTTTGCCCTTGCGCTTTGACATAGAGCGAAAACTTCTTCGCCGTGCCCATCGCATCGCCTTTGTTCAGAGGCGCTATGAGCTTCTTGAGATTTGCTGGCCCGCAGTTGTTTGTGAAAAGAACAAGAGCATCAAACTGGTTCTGATTGATAGGGACCGTCACATATTGGGTGACGTATCGTTCGGCCTCTTGCATGTCCTGCATCATGCGCGCCGTGGCTTCCGCCTCAGTCCACACCATGCCCATACGCACGCCCTTGGTCGTACCGTAACCGCAGGTCGGAATGTCGTATTTCCCGTTTCCTAGATCTGTCTGGTAGGCTGTGCAGTCCCCGTTTGCGAGCCTCTTATGGAATCCCTCAAACCCCTTGTTGAGCCGCAGGCCTTCATCGCTTATTTTCATGGGACGCAGACCGTCATCGGAGAGTTTCATCCCTCACTCCATCTTGAGTGTGCGCAATTTGGAGAAATTGTCAGTGTGAGCGTCGATAACCTGCTGCATGCGCAAAATATCTTCCCGCATCGCAGCCACGGCTCTTGCCAGTTCCGTGATCGTCGCCAGAATTTCAGCGGGCAGTGCTGGCGGCGGGAGAGCCTCGAAAAGCGCCACCTTCAGCGCTTCATGCGCACCAGAGACCTCATCGCGGGTCACATACGCCGACAGGTCCGGCGCTTCCTGGACGGGCAGGACTTGTGGCGCTTCTATTTTTGCCTCTGCCGCTACGATGCTTTCCAGCGTGACGAACACCTGACGGCCTTCCCTTGCCTCGCGGCAAACGAAAACGTGCCTGCCAGCATCGAATGGTTCTGTGGGGATTTTCTCAAGTTCCATGATCAAATCCCCACGACCTGAAACGCATCCCAGGCGGGATTGTAGACAACAAGGTTGATGTCGTTGGCGAGAATGTCACCCGTTACGAGATCGGCATTGCCTTTCTTCTTGAGAGGCTTCGCCGTCAATGAGTTGATCTGGAGTGTGCAGGCCCCGCTATTGGCGACATGAAACCTGGCAAGGATGGTCCGAACATCTGAATTTGCCGTAAGTCCTGTGCGATTGGTTGCCAGCACGTAGGCGGTATTGCTTCCCGTTGTGGTGTTCGTGCCATCGTTGTCATGGTAGTTTCGGGCTATGATTCCTTCCAGTGCTCGGCCCGCGTCATCAAGTGTCGAGACGTTTGATGCCCCGTTAAAGCGCGCCGTGTTTGAAGCATCAGTGTTGTTGAGTGAGTGGATTTCAGCCATGAGGAGATCCTATGGGACGGTTGGAACGCACCCTGCACGCCGCACTGACACTTGTTTTGCTTGGACTGTTTTCGTATTTCGTCGCGCGCCCGTTGACGCGGACTATTGCCGGCCTTGGGAAGCCTCAGCCGACAGAACGGACGGAGCCGGTAGCAATCCTTGAGAAAGACGGCTCTGTAAAAGTCTACGTGCCTGGGCCTGTGCATACATCTTCTGAATGGCCCGGCTATTCGATCCGCGAACTGAAGCCCCTGATTTCGTCATCGCCAAATCAAGGATCTTCGCCGCAACATCGGGATTGATGCCGGAAGCCCAATTATAGCCGCGCTCAAGCGTCTTCATGATCGCGCCCGGCTTGCCCATCATGGCTCCTGCCATCTCTCCAACCGTGCTTGCAGCCTTGCCAGCCTCTTGAGCCTGCGTCAGATAGCGGGCCGTCTTGGAATTGCCCTGCACATTGGCCCGCGTCAGCGTCTTGCGCCGTTCCGCAGCAACAGTTCTCAGGAACTCTCCACGCGATGCGTTGTCAGGGAAAATCTGCTTGAGCCTGACCTGCATGTCCGGCGTGTCGAAAATCGACTTCGTGCGATCCCGGAAATAGTTGCCTGTTCTGATCTTGTCGATCAGAGATCGCGCCGCCCCCTGCCGCCATGCGTCCTTCTCAGACGAGGAGAGATTGCGAAGCTTCGCGGCGATCTGCTCCGGAGGAAGTTTGAAAGCCTCGTCTAGTCCGTCCTCCGCCGCCGTCTTGAGGGCGGATGACCCTGCGTATTCCTTGAGCGCATGCTTATAGGGCGCGTTGTCGATCGCGTTGAGAAGATCGTTCTTAAGGATCATCAGCGTGCGCGTGTCCCAGCCCTGCGTTGGCCGGTTGCCCATCCTCTCCATGCGCTTGGACATGCCGATCTGCTCGTCCAATTCCATCTTGATGCGATGCACAGCCTCTGTGCGCGTCATCAACCCGATCGGCTGGTCTTCGTCAGCCAGTCTGCGTTCGACGGACTGGCGCAGTTCAATCATGGTCGGGCGTTGCAGAACGCGGGAGAGCTGCGGTGTCATCGGTGTTTCCTTGGCAAAAGCCGCCTGAAACATAGGCTCCGCTTTCTTGTCCCGCTGGGCGATCAGCTTCTCTATGTCACCATAGTAATCTTCACCCCTTGCAAGGTTCTTGTTGACGGAATTTTCAAGGTTACCGGCCTGCACCTGCTGCCGCCGGTTGAGCACCTGATTGAAGCGCTCCGCGCGCGTGTTCGGCATATCAGCGGCGGCGCGAATGAGGCCCTTGGTATTCTCACCGGCAAAGTCGGCAAGCATGGCCGCGTTGTCGCCATTGGCCGCCGCATTATCCAGCGATGCCGCGAGATTTTTTACCGGACTTTGATAGAGCGTTGCCGCGTCTTTTCCGGCGTCCCGTGCAATGGCTTCGGCATACTTCTGTGCCGCCACCGTGCCAGGGTCTCGCACCATCCGATAAGCCTGCAAAGGGGTGCGCAAAAGAGCGCCACCAGCGTCTATTGCCCCAGGAATGACCGATCCGAATGCCGCGCCGCCAGCCGCGCCGCCCAGCGTGCTCAAGGCTTGGTTCTCAACGTCGCCCTCACCTACGCCAAGACCGTAAAGACCACCCATGGCGGCACCTGTCTTGGCCGCCTGACCCGTTCTGGCCAGCAGCGAGGCATCCTTGGCGATTTGAGCGCCCTTCACGCCGAGTTTTGCAGCGCCCAACGGCAACGCAATGCTGCCGCCGATCTCACCCGCAAAATAGCTGCCAGGATTTTGCTCCTGCGCTCGCGTATTGGCCTCACGAACCGCGTCGCGTTCGCGCGCATACGTTCCGCCAAAGTCCCCGCTTCCGAACAGCTTGTCGTAAAGACCATGCCCCGCACCGTACATCTCATCTGAAAACCCAAACGTCGCGCCCTGCAAGGCACCGCGCCCGAGGCTTTCCAGCATGGAGACGTCGGGCTGCTTTTGTGACGGTTGGGCGGCCACGTTCTTCTGAACGTAGGCCATCACGTCATCAGGGCTGGCGTCGTCCGGGGCCTCGATAGCGTATTTCCCGCCGTCCGGCCCCATGATCTCGTAGCGCGCCATCAGTCGAGCCTCCGCATAGACCAGCCGTTTGAGTTAGAACCGGAAGCTGCGTTTCCTCCGCCCTGTGCTGGCTGATAGTATTGCCCGCTCGCCTTGCCGCGCACGATGCCAACGAGGTCCTGAACGTCCTGCCGGAACTCTTTGAGGGCCGCAATATAGTCTTGCGAACCCACACGGGCATTCTGCAAACGCTGCAAGGAGGCTTCGGCCTTCGCGCCTTCGATCTCCGTGATCTGACCAGAGCCCTTGAGGCTTTCATAGGCCTGCAGGAAGGTCTTGCCCTGGATCTGGTCAAGCTTGGACTGCACGCGATTGGATGGTCCGGACAGATTGGCAAGCCTGCCTGAAATAGGACCCGTCATGTTCGGAAGATAGGGGTCGTTCAGAACATCATCGATCAGCGATGTCAGTTTGCGGGCATTCAGTTCGGCGCCTGGGAGAGCGGCCTTGGCCTTGCCAATGTCCATGCCCCGCTCCCGGCCAATGGCCGTTCCAGCTGCCTTGGCTTCCAAGTTGAGCGTCACACCATCCGGCATCTTTGTCGCCACGGCTTCTCCGCCCGGACCGAGCTGCATGATAATGGGATTGCCGTTGGCGTCGGTGCCATAAACCGGCTGCAACCCGTACTTGCCGTTTCGGCCCTGTTCCACACGAGCGCCGGCTTCCGAGATCTGCGCTTGCAGCAACTGTTGCCTTAACGGGAAGTTCTTATTCTCGAGTTCCGTCTGACGCAGGCTGGCTTCCGCCGTCTTGCGCTTGATGTCCGCCATGGGATCAAAACGGTTGGCGTAGATCGTCTTCAGGAAATCGCCCGCGCTCTCAGGACTTGCCGACAGATACGCTCTATCCGCGTCGCTCATGTTGTTCATTCCGCCCAGCACGTTGGCCAGCATGGATTTCTGCGCTTCCTGTTCCTGGCGCTGACGGGACTGCTCCTGAAAGGCGTTTCCCATCCTCAGACCCTGCATCATGCCGTCTGGGCCGCCGCCCATCATCAAGTTCGCGCCGCCAAGGAACAGCGGGTTCTGGATCGTGTTTTCAAACCATCCCATGATCATCACCCCCCGCTCATGCTGTAGGTCCACGGCTGCAAGCCGACATCACCGCCAAACATCCCTGACAGTTGCGCGCCCATCATAGGGTTGCCGCTCATTGCACTGGCCCCCATCATAAGTCCGCCAAGAACCTGCTGACCAACAGACGGCTTTGAGGATTGCGTGCTGGTCGATGTCCCTGTCTGTGTCCCAAACTGCGACCCCAACTGCGAAGCATAAGGAAATACCGCGTTGACACCCTGCAACGGGGCCAACTGCTGCTCCTTGAACTTCTGCATCTCCGCGTTGATCTTGGCTTGCGCGTTGCTATCGAGGATCTGGCCCGCGCCCAATTGGTTGGTGATGGCCTGCTGCGATACCGTTGGCAGCAAGCCTGCTGCCTGCAATTTGCGCGCCTCATCACTTTCGTAGGCGTTAAACAGAGGTTGCGCCAAACCGTCAGCCAAGCCCTTGGCCAGGCTCTCCTGGTGCGCCGTACCGCCAACCGTTCCAGAACGCGAGAACGTCGCGTTGTTGGCCGCCATGACCTGGCGCTGGATGGCGTCCTGCATCTGCTGAATGGCCGGGTTGTTGCTGCCTGACGCCGTGCCGAGCAGCTTGGTCAGGTAATCGGCAGATGTGTTCGCGCCTGAACTATTGCGCAGCATGCTCAAGCCCTGCTGCGTATCTCCGCTCAAGGAAGCAACGCGCGGTCCGGAATAGACAGCCGTCGATTGCGGATCGTTGAGATAGCTGTTCATGATATCGGCGCTGCGATCCAGAACAGGAGCGACCGGCGCATAGGCCGAAAGCTTGTTTGTCGAATCCTGCGTCGTTGTCTGCTTGCTTTTCTTGCTCATTGCGCGAGACCCTTTCGCATTGTCACAGCGACCTCGTCATAGCCAAACGACCGCATGGCCTTGGCCCATCCCCGGCGGCCACGCACGACCACATCGTTTGCCCCGTGCGTGCGCGCCCATGCCTCTATTTTCTCAAGAACCCCGTCGATCTCAGAGAGAACCCCGCTGCCACCCGCCAGAACGATTTCAGCCGATAGGCCGTCCTCTGATTTCGCAAGAGCCGTCATGACGGCGGCAATGGGCTCATCGTCTTTAAGCAAGACCCACAGAACGCCACGGCCTGACCGCAGAACATCTTCGGCAAACGCAATCGTCCACCAGCCGTCTCCATAGGTGCAGGCCTCATCAAGCCAGGGACGGCATGTTTCCCAGTGATCGAGGGCATCGTCTTGCTCAAAGCGCATTATTCAATAAAATCTGCGATCACGATCCCAAGCCGCACGATGTCCTGATAATGCCTGTTTGATGGATCAGCCGGGATTTGAACATCCTTGCCGTCAATCGTGGCAAGGATCACGCTCTGCCCTTCATCGGCCCATCGTGCATTTTCCAGCATGTTCAAAGCTCCGCATCAAAGTAGAACCTAGCAGTGGACCCAATTTGTATGAGGCCAAGATCGCCAGCCGTTCCGCTGAGCGAGGTCGCTGCGGAAACTTGGATGTACCGCTGAAACGTATTGATGCCGCCACCAATAAAAAACGTGATAGCCCCGCTCGACGTTAAGTAAGTGCCGCTTGGTGTCCTGAATGCGATTTCGTTGTTTGCCCCAGGTGCTGCCGTGGCCCACGTTGGGCTAGAATTTGACGCAGTAGGCGCAACGCGCATTGTGTCGAGGGAAAACGTCGTCGTTAAAGCCTGCAACCCGCCGTATCTAAACGCAATGATGCCGCCGTTTGGAGCCATCACTTGGTAGTAGCGCACGCACTTTTTTAATTCCTCATGGAATTGCGAAAAAAATCGAGTTGAGACGCTTCCGGTCTCAAGCTTAGCCCTAAAATCAAGCGTTGCCGTTTGGGCCATCGTGGCCGAAGACCAGATCAGCACGATCAGGTTGTTGCAGCCGCTTGGAACACTGCCCGTCAGTGAAAAATCCGTCACAGTGTTGGCAGACAGCGCCGTGTTGCCTTCAGCAACGAGAGACATGTTGCTCGAAATGAAGAAGTTGCCCGTCGTATATGTGCCTGATGTCCAGTTATTGACCACGTCAGAGGTCACGGAATCAGCCGTTCCTGTCCATGCCAGGATCGCATAGCGCACGGTCGCCGCAGCCGACATGCGCACCTTGCCGGAGAAGCAGACATCAGATCCGCGCATTTCGCGGCTGGTGATGCTCTCGACGATCTGAGCCGATCCGATGCGTTGCGCCGTCGCATTGGACTGCGTCAGGCGGATCATTGAGGGCACGCCATCAGCGACGTTGCTCAACTGCGAAACACCAAGCGCCGCCGTCTGCGTCAGAGCGTACCACCGATCAACGTGATAAGCGTCATCGGTCGCCGATGTGGCCGCACGCTGATTTATGTAGCCGTCGCCGTTGATCAGTAAGTTTTCGTTGGTGGCTGCTGTGGCGTAGAGCGCCGCCAGATGATTTTCGACGGTCGTCCCGGAGGGTGCGGTTGCGAGGCCCGTGACTTCAATGTCTGCCGCATCGAGTACGACCGCGCCCGTCTGCCCGTTGACGCTATCAACAGCACCGGAACCGTTTGCACCGTCTTGCGCAACGAGTTGCCAATAGCTATCGCTCTCGGTCGGGAGCGTCGGAGGCGCATTGCCGGTCGTCGCAGTGGCGTTGATGTATTGCCACGTTGCGCCGCCATTGCGCACCATGTCGCCCTGGCTGTACTCGGTCACACCGCTGTAATTTCCTTCAGAGAGCGGCGAAATTCCATTCGCACCATTGGCCCCGGGCTCGCCGGCAACCGAAATCTTCCACCCCGTTGGCGTTCCAGATCCTGAAATCTTATCAACTAAGATCGTCAGATCACCGCCTGAATAGCCTGTGGCAGGCCCCTCAATCCACTTGTTCGACGGATCGGACGTATCAACGGCCCGCACGCGCACGCCCGCCTGATAGGCAAACCCGGTCCCTATCGTCAGCGTCTTGGAACCCGTGCTGATCGTCTGCGTATTGGTGCTCGAAGTGGCGGCATAGCCCGGTCCCACCGCGCCGGTTGCTCCCGTCGCGCCAGCATCGCCTGTAGGACCCTGTGCGCCGGTATTGCCTCTCGGGATCGTCAGATTGAGCGTCTGTGACGGAGCCGTTCCGGTAATCGTGGCCGACGCGGAAGACCCTGCCGCGCCTGTCGTCACCGTTCCGATGGCAAGCGAATTTGCAGGCCCCGTCGCGCCTGTCGTGCCCGTTGCACCCGTCGCGCCTGTGTCGCCCTTCTGCGCGATGATCTGCCAGTATCCGTTGGATGTCGTCGGTAGCGTCGGCGGTGCATTGCCTGTCGTGGCCACAAGCGCAACCCAGGATGACCCCTGATCCGTCACCGTGTCGTTCGCGCTGTAGTTTGTCGCCCCGGAATAAGCACCTCGGAACGAGAATGTTGCATCCTGTGTCTGCTGTATGAGCTGAGCGATCTCAACCGCCAGCCTTGTTACGTCACCCCAGGCCGCGCCTTGCGCAATGGCGTAGCTTGCGCCTGAGACAGTTGTGTAAGGCCATGCCGCTGCAAGCGTGATGGAGGTGTTTGACCCGGCAGACGCGATCTCAACGGGAGGGTTTGACCCGATGAACAGCATATCCCCGGCCCGCACGTTCGCAGCCCATGCTGTCGTGACGCCGGTCACGGCTGTAGACCCGTTTGAAACTGACAATGTTCCTGTGCGATACCAAGCGGTCATCGAACCCCTATCTCAATAGTCAAATGTTCCGACAAACGCGAAAACCCTGACCGCAACCCCTGGAAACGGAGTTCTTGCGCCAGCGCAAAAGCGGTAGTTCACAACGGCCCTCAGACGAGACGCCGAAATCTCAAGATGCCACCAGACCGCGTTGGCGAGCAGCGCTGGCCCCGTCAGATAGATTGCATACGGCCCGTCTGACCTGAGATTGTCTATCTCGGTCCACTCGATATGCGTTCCGCCAAGCGCCTTCGTGGTTGACGCGCCTACGCGGCACGTTCCGAAGAACACCTTCGCCAGCGAATGAACAGCGCCAAGATCGATGTATTGCGTCCGCAGATGTGGAGAAGAACTTCCAGAATTATCGACGGCATCGATATTGAACGTATTGACGATGGTGTCCGATACCAGAAGATTTTTCCAATCCGTATCGAACGTGACTGCCCCGCCAGAGCCAACGAATTTGAAGCGCGGGCTTGGCGTCAGGCTGAAATCAATGCTCATTGAGCGGTTGTTCTCTGGATCGACGGCGTGATGCCGGGCGTTCCTGCATAAAACCCGCCACCAACCCCGGAAACCGGCGCTGACAGAATAGCCTCGGAGTATCCAAGTATGTCCTGCCTGATGCCAATCCTCACCGCGTTGTTGTTCGTCACATAGCCAAGTCCGATGTCGATAGATTGGCCCTCGTAGAACACAACGCTTCCGCTGTTATCGGCGTGCAGATGCTTGTTGTTCGTGTCGAACTGCCCGCACCGCATCCTGTCAGGCGTGATCTCAAGTTTAGGATAAGTCGCCGGATAGACAGGTGATCCTGATGCCGTGAACCCTATGTTGCAGACATGGATTGTAAAGGTTGCCGTCGCCCCGTCCGCTGGCCTGATCTGCGGTGACAGGCTGTCCATGTGAAGCATGATGTTGGTCGTATTGGCGTAGACCGAAAAGGCAACGCCATCATAAAGAAATGCGCCCTGTATCGGCACAGTTTTGCCGTCAAGAGCAACGTGCCCCAACAGCAAGGGGGCAAAGGATTGCCCGTGCGCTGTGATAACCCTGTCCGCAGCGGCAAGCTTCAGAGACACTGAGATCGTGATCGTATCTATGATGCCGACGTAAGGAAGATCGGAATGCCACCGCATGCTCGCCAGATTAGACAGGGGATTGAGCAGCTTTGAGTCGCTGACGGCCCCTTCGTAGACGGCGTATTTGTTCCTGGCTGCGTCGAAATCTATTCTTGGCATCCATCAGCCCATCGTGAACCGCTTGTTCTTCCAATCGAGCACCATGGACCCGTCGTAACAACCCTGCTTCCCGTTTGTCACATCCCAATAATAGATCAATGCCGCATCCCTGATCAGTCCAGCCGTCACGGTCCCGATGTTGGCATTGATGGCAGATAGCGATCCAACACTGATCTTATCCGCCGTCACCGCACCTGCCGCAATCGCGCGCGCTGCAATCGTCCCGTCCGCCAGCATATCGCCGCGCAATGCCAGCTTTGCCGCCCCGCTCACCGTCGATATGGCAAACACCGGAACAGCCGCGCCGCCAGCCGCGCCGACCTTGGAGACCTTGAAGGCGTCAACCGCAACGATGAACGATGACCCTTGCGGCGTACCGTCAAGCTGGGCATAGCCAACGACCTCATTGTTGTTGTTGAGGCGGATCGAATAGCGCCCGGCAATGCCGTCAACGCTTTCAGCCAATACCACCACCGACGCGGTATTGCCGGCCACCGCTGACTGCAACGAGGTGATCTGCGTGGCGAGCGCCGCGTCACCGTTTGCAACCGCGCTTGTCAGCACCGTGACATTGGCATTGGTGACGCCAAGCGACGCAAAGATGCTCGTGATCTGCTCGGCAAGAGCGTTGGTTTCTTCCTGCCGGACACGGATTTCAGTTGTAAGCCCCGTATTGGCCCGATGCGCGTCAATCGAGGCCAGGATGGAGGCATCCGCATCCTGCTGCATCTGCGTTCTGGCGCGCTCGTGCAGGTTTGCCATTGAGCCAAGCACGTCATCCGTTGCCGTGATCAGGCTATGCTCAAAAACCCGTTGCGGTGTCCAGCCATCACCGACCGCGCTCATCAGCGCATCAACGTCAGTCCGCAGCGTGGCAATGTCGCTGACAAGAGCGGAGATGTCCGTTTCATCCCCGCCCGTCAAATCCTGCATGATGCGCTTTAATTCGCGCGCTGTCGAAATCTGCCAGTCGTAGAGCTGCTTGTTGCTCGTGCCTGTCGGAAACGGAATGCGCTCATACGTCACCCGCCGCCTCCACGTCCCAATCGATACCGCTGGCCTCGCTCCACGATACGCCGGATGGAACGCTCACCTGCGCCTTGATCCAGCGCCCCTCCGCAAGAACCGGCACAAAGCCTTGTGCATTCATCGTGGCGGTAGCTGTCTCAACCGGGGTTTCAGAGAGGCGGTTTCGTTTAGTGGAAATGATCGCGGACACCGTATCAGCATCAACAAGAGGCCATATCTCAGAAACAAACCCGACACGTCCAGGCATGCTCTCACCATAGCCTGTCTCAATTGTCGCTGGCCTGTTGGCTCCCTCAAACGTGCCTGCCTCACCAGAATAGTTGACGCCGATGATCTGCTTGCGGCTTTCCCGCCAGACGGAACTGTCGATCGGGATAGCGATGTTGTCCACCACGCTTGATCCGGCTAGTGCGGCGATCCCCGTATCGTCGTTGATGTTGATGCCGGGCCGTGGCGCTTCGAAGATAAGGCTCAGATCGCAATCGTCGTGCGTCCATTTCTGGTCCGCGATCGAATAGACCAGCATTTCTGAGGGCTGGCTGCTTCCCCCGGTCGGGAAAATCACTCGCAACAGGCGCTTTTCCATATCAACGGACATCGAAACCAGAGACCGGCGCGCGTAGTTGAGACGGGAGGCGAAATAGCGGTCAACCTTGCCTTCTCCGATGCCCTCAGAGCTGTTTCCATCCGTAACTCGGAACCCATCTTCCGAGGCAAAGAACGTCAAGCCGCCATACCGGCACACCGCGCGCGGTCCCAACGCGCCGCGCTTGTCCTCTATTTCATCGCGCTCGAACGGGGCCGCCCCGCCCGTGTACGTCATGCGATGGACCTTGCGCTCCTGAAAGATCAATCCGAACTGGCCACCAACCCCGGCAACAAAGATCCCGCCATCGCCTGGAAGATCAAATTCACCGGCCTGCGTGCCGCTGTCTGGAACCCAATCGGTATAGTTGTTGAAGGCTGAATTTTTCATGGTGAAGTTCCGGCCCGAAAACAGGAACTCGCGTATTCGAAACAGCCCATCGGAGGCCCCTGGCCCCGTTGCCAGATCTCCAAAGACCGTGTCCGTCCCAAACCGGAAGTGCTGCAACTGGGAAAGCCCGCGCGCCGTCGCGATGATGTTTTGGCCGAACTGCTCAAAGCTCCACGGCCAATCGACGCTGGCGGCATATCCGCCAGCCTTGGAGATATTGACCGGCACCCGCGCCACAATCTCATAGAGCGCGGATGCGTCGGCAAGGAAGGTGCGCACCGTTACGCCGTTTTCATAGAAACCCGCCCCTCCAAGGGCCGCCCCACCGATGGCAGAGCCCGTCTTGTAGGGCAGCAGCGCCTTATCCGGGGCATAGCGCCCACCAAGATAGACAACGCCCTTGGCCTCACCGGCAGCGCCGGAAACAGAAGCCTTGTCTGGAGCCCATTCCGCGAAGGCGAGCGGGGTTTTGTTGCGCATCAGATCGCAAACCCGACCTTGCGCTTCAGAACCCCTCCAAATGTTCGCGACACAACCGCATAGGCATTGGCAGCCGTCACCGCATCGGCGTAGCGCCGCAGCGCCAATTGCTCCTGCGTTGCATCCCGCGTCACCCGCGCTAGTTCAACCTGACAGCCATAGAGATAGACGCCTGGGAACGTGCTCAAAATGACGTTTGTATCGTTGTCAGCCGCAAGCGTTGCTGCCTTGCCGTGATAGAGCATCTTGCCCGTTCCCGTCAGGCTTGGCGTGATCTTGATGGTCGAGCCCTCGACCGTGTAGGCTTCGGGAAGGCTGCCGCTCTGTCTGGCGATTTCCTGCCCATAAAACAAATCCGGCGGCTCATAGGCCACCGGAACCGTCACCGCGCCGCGCCAGTAAAGCGCCCGCTTGTCGAGATAGCCTGCCGGCAGGCTGGCCGCCCCCGAGACGAATGCAACGTCAACGGTTGCCTCAAGATTGCGCACCCGCAACGCAGGAACGCCGTCGCCGCCGTAGTATATGCGCTGCTCGGCAAGCGCCAGAATATCGGCAAACCGCGATGTCAGATCAGATCGCGTGATCAAAACAGCGCCGCGCAAATCCCCCAGCGTGCCAAGCGCCATGTTTATTCGTCTCCACCTTCAGCCGCACCCATGCCGATCAGCTTCTCAGCATAGGCCGTCTCAACACGGTCGCCAGCCTTGTGCGCCCCGTGCTCGGAAAACACGCCTTCGCGTTCACCTTTTTCTGTCCAGATGACAACGCGCAAAACCTCTGTTGGCTCATCCGGCTTGGCGTTCACATCATCGCCAACATCAACGGGCGTGCCGTCACCGGCAATTTCGATCTTGGATTTCTTGCTCAAATGATGATCTCCGCCGTCTTCAGATACCGCCATTCAGGATCGTTCAGCAGCCGCTCAAGCAAATCGCTGTGTTCGGCCTTGAGTGGATCGACCCCGTAGCGGCGCATCCATTCGTATTGCACCGTGACAGGGATGCTCGCGACCTTCCAAATATCCTTGTCGGACGCGTAGTAATCGCGCCCGCAAAGCTGCTTGGCCTTGTTCATTTCAAGAACCGGCTCAAGATCCTGCGAATAGTGGAGGGCGAACTTGCCGCCCTCCAAAGCCTCGTAATCGATGCGCAAACCGCGCGCTTCATCGTAGTCCAGAAGGCGCTTAGACATCAGGTCGTCTGCACGTCCGCCAGGATGGCGTTGCGGGCCTCGTCGGCGCATTCCAGCGTCAGCTCGCAAAAGAGCATCTTGCGATCAGAGTGGCCCGTCTTGGCCAGATCAACCGTCTTCATGGCCTGGAGGAAATCGATCTTCCAGGTGCTCATGTCCAGGATCAGCACATCACGGTTGGCGGTCGCCTGCACCGTGCGGGCCTTGTTGGTCCAGGTGTTGTCACGTGAGCCGCCGCCATGGCCGATAAAGCGGTTGAACACGATAGAATGCAGGCCAAAATCCGACTTGTAGACATCGGCAGACCCGACAATCGTGTTCTTGTCCTTCTGGTTGAGCTGGTTGTACTGCGTGGCAATGCCCGTAAAGGCCGTCGAGACCTTCTGCTTCATCTGGGCATTGACCATGATCGTATCGGGCTTGCCGCCGCGTGTGGCAGCCGCCGCGATGGTCGATTTGAACAGCGCCTCCGTGATTGTGCGCAATGTTCCGTCCGTTGCAGCATTGATCAGACCCGTGCCGGTCTGATAACCGCCGCTAGCACCCGTAGCGCCGCGATCCACGTTGGAGGTCAAAAACGCGGCAGCGCCCGCGCATTCGCCAGCCGTACCAGCCGCACCAAGCACGGAGGCAAAGTTGCCGGTGATACGGGCCTCAATGTCGCGCTTAATAGCCTTACCAGCCTTGACGACCTGATAGCTCAGTTCATCTTCACGGCCATAGGTATCGACGGCGCGAGCCGTGCTCGACACGCCAAGAACCTTGTCGAAAAGCTGCACGACGTTCTTATTGCGCACCGGCTGAGAGCCGGCGTCGTTGGTAACATCATCGCCTTCGATCGTCTTGTTGTTGGGGTTGGGATCGGCCAGCGAATCGATCATCCACTCAGGGGTTCGGCTCTTGCGCGTGCCCTTGGAAACGCCGGAATAAAACGGGGTCTCGGTCGGATCGGTCAGCGTGATGATGTCGGAAACATCTTCCTTGATGCCGACCGCCGCGAACGTCTGAACGGTATTTGAAGGAACAGCCATTGCTTAAATCCTCTATGAAGGGGGCCTTAGATGAGCCCTTTAAGGGCCATGGCCGCATCACGCATCGAGCCGGTGGACGCGAGGCGATCCATGGCGGCTGAACGGTTGGCGGCTTTGGGATCGGTCGTGGTACGCGCGGCACCCTTCACAAGTTTTGGCTTCTGGCGCACGACCTTTACCGCCTCAGCCTGCTTCGCCTTCAACGCGCGAAGCTCAAGAGCATCACGGGCCATCAGCAAAATGCGATGGTCTGCGGTGCCCTCTACTTCTCCATCCGAGAACCCGAATGCCTTGACGAGATCGTCACGGAACTGCTTGCGGGTTTCCAGTTTCGAAAATTCCGGCCATTGCTTGAGCAGGGATTCCTGCTCACGGGCAATGGCCGCTTTCGTCAAAATATCACTCTCTCTCTTGCGCGCGGTTTCCTCCTGGCGCATGCGCTCGCGCAACTGAGCAATGACCTGCCGGTCCGCATCGGCCTTCTGCTTGGCCGCGAAATAGCCTTGCGGATCGTACTTGTCGGACATCTCATTCAGCATTTCGATCGACGGATCGGCAGGGTGGATCATCTGCGTGATGACCTGCAAGCCTTGCAGAAGGTCCGTGCGCGTTCTGACCGTTTCGGCCAAGCCCTGCACATAGTCCATCGGGACGGGCGCTGACTTGCGGGCGTTCTCCAATTCTTCACGGACTTTGGGAAGATCCTCATAGGCCTGCCAGACCTCATCGGCCTTGATGCGGCGCGGGGCCTCGCCGTCCTTCTCAGGAGGCAGCTCCCAATACATATCTTCGTCTTCGGCAGGCTCGTCTTTCGCAGCCTCTTTGACCGGCTGGCCTGTCTTGAGGTCAACGACCTTGTCAGTTTCGGGCTGGTCAGCCTCAACGACCCGGCTGGCAAACCGGCCATCGTCGGAACGCTCTTGTGCAGCACGGCCTGACAGCGCGCCTGCCATCGCGGTCACGGCCTGCGCCTCGTTCATGGCACTATCAAACTGCGGTGTCGGGTCGTTGTCGATCTCGTCAGCCATTCTTGTTCTCCGTCAGCGCCCTCTTTCCAAGGGCGGCCTCAGTTTCCAGGTGTTGCCGCAGCCATTGCAGCGCCTTGATTTTCGTCGCAGCCTCCCGGCGCTTGGTATCGTCCGCCAGTTCAGCGCTCAGCATCTCGCGCACGAACCGCTCATGCTCACCGGCAAACCACGCCAGGACAAATTCATCTTCCAGCAACCTCAGCGCGCCAAGACCGCGCTGTGCCTGATCGAACTGGCGTTCCTCGCGGGGCCTCGATGGCTTCATTGCGCCAGACTTCCGCCGGGACGATTGGACCCAATGCTGGCATCCTCGCTATTCATCCCCTTGGCCCGTGCCGACGCCATGCCAACATCGTGACGGCGCTGGCTGTCGCGTTCCGATTGCTGCGCTTCAAGGAAAGCCCGCTCTCTGGCCAGTTCCATTTCCATGGCCATGCGCTCGCGCGCCAACTGCATCTCTGCGGCCTGCTTCTCACGCGCCAGTTGCAGTTCCAGCGCTGCCTTCTCGCGCTCCGTCGCCATTTTCTGCTGATCGGCCTGTGCCTGATGCTGGGCCTTGGCCACATCCAATTGCATCTGCTGCTCGGCCTTGGCCTGCTCAAGCTGCAACCGCCCCTGCACTTCCGCCGTCTTGGGATCAGGCTGTGCCGGGGGTTGCCAGTCCTCAGACACTTCGCCGAAAAACAGCGAAGGATCGCGAAAGCCCATGGCGGACGCCATCGCCGCATAAGTGTTGCGCAAGTGTGAGAGCGACACGAGCGGGTTTGACGGGCCTGCCGATGACAGGATTAATTCCTGCTTACCGGCCAATAGCGCAAGATTTGCCAATCGTGCCTGCTTGGAAACGCCCGCCGCGCCGATGTTGACCGCAACCGCCATCTCATCCGACCACGTGCGCGGATCGACCTCGCACCATTCGCCAAAGAGCTTGACCTGCCGGGGCTGATCCTGATGGCTCACCAGCAAATGCAGAATGCGCTTGAACACGTCCTCCATGCCAAGGCCGAACCACGTTGCAACCATTTCAATGCGCGTCTTGGCGGCAGCCTGCAATAAATCGATGCCGGTGGCCGTCTTGTTCAACGCGCTCGGGTCCATCCCTTGTGCATGCTTGGTGATGCCGGATGCCTCCTGCCCGCGCTGGTCGAAATATTCCAGCGCGGAAAGACACGGAGCGGACACGTCCGGTAACGTTGCCTCACGAACCGCCATGCCAGGATCGCCCTTGACGGGTACGATTGCGCCAAGGTCATTCTCGACAATGGCGTCGAGGCCGTCCTGTTCGATGGCCTGCATGTTGACATAGGTGCGCGGGGAAACCGTCTGGCTGAGGCTGTCCAAATAGCGCCGGGTGATTTCCGTCCTGATTTTGGCGATGTCGGAAATCATATCGACAACCGAGCGCCCGACAGCCCGATGCGAAATGCGCGTCGGGCTCCACAGCACGAACTCGGAAGATTTGACCCTGATATTCTCCAGGATCACATCACCAACCCGCTTGATGTGGCGAAGCTCGACAACCCCGTCGCCATCCGCGTCAATGCGGAGGTATTCCTCATGAAGATAGACCTCGCGGCGGCCTTCCTCGCTCTCTCCGTCGCTACCCCAATCCACGCTGTCGTTGGGGTAGCGGGCATTCAAGCGGCCATCATCCGATGTCTCATCAGACGTGGCATCTGTCAGAGCCTCTGCCTTGTCAGAATAGCGGCGCTTCAGTTCAGACAGATAGTGCTTGCGTTTGCGGCGATGGTATTTGGCGTCCGCAATGCCCTTGGCAAGCTTGTGGATGGCAAATTCTTCAGGTGGTACAGCCTCAATATGCACCCGGCCCATGCGCGGCGTGCGGCGCACCTCTATGATAAACTGCGGTCCTTGCGGTCCTGCGTATTCCTCGAATGCAAGGATTTCGTACTCTGGATCTTCCAGATAGCGGTATAATTGCGCTTCGCTGATGCCCTCGATAATATCGGACGGCTCGGGCTCTGGATCCTCCCAGTTGACGCTCATGATGCCGACGCGCTGCACCAAGCCGTCAAAGCAGGCGTCATGCGTGGTCACGAGGCCGTCATTGTCCTCGAAATAGACATGCCCCAAGTATGCGGCCATGATGTCAGCCTTGGAGCGGCTGGAGAATTTCGGCTGGCCTGTTTGCTGGTCAACACCGATCTGCGTCGGCATGTCGTCCTCTGCCGAGCGGGCCTTGAGCGATATGAGATCGTCAGCGCTGCGAAACGTGCGCATGATCTCGGGCATCATCCAATTGACGGCGTCCTCAATGTCGTGCGTGACAATATCGCAGCGGCCCTTGATCTCGTTGCCGTAGGGGCGCGCGAAATAGCGGTTAAGGCCCTCTTCCTGAGCCTTGGCCAACTCGCTGTCGTGATAGGATGAGGCTTGCGACGCCTCTTGCTTGAGGATGCGGACCAGTGTCCGGTCGTCCATCATGCCCATGCGGCACCACGCTGCTTGAGACGCGCGCCTTCCATCGGAACCGTCGCCGCAAACCGCAGCATCATCACGCCGTATCGCGTTGCGCTCATCAGGTCGTCACGTTCCTTCACGATTTTTCCATCAAGCCGGTGATAAAGCCGAAATTCCTCAAACCAGTCGTTGAGGTTCGAAAACACCTTGAACCGGCCCGTCTGCATTCGATCCAGCATTTCCATGATACCGGCCTCGACACCGTTGCCGCCTTCGACATGGGTTGCATGTTCAGCCAGCATGTTGAGGCCTTGCGCCCGGTACTGAGCCTTTAGCTGCTCGCCAGAGCCGCCCTTGTCGTGCTGATAGCCGTCATGAGGCCATGCACACGGTATCCATTTGCCCCACGGAATAATCGCTGGAGCATGCAGCGTCGGCGTCTGCTCACGGACCCGATGACACTTGCAGACGTAAACGCAGTCGGCGTCACGGTCCCAGGCAAGATTGACTGCCGCAAAGGGATGGTCATAACCAAAATCGAGACCGTTGATCTGCGGCCAGAACTTCGGGATCGCCATCGGAGCGATCGTGATGAGCGCTTCCTCAACCGGGAAGATGCGGCCCGATCCCATGGTTGGGATACCCTTGGCCCGCGCCTCACGCTCATGGGGCGGGTAGCTCGCAATGATCCGCGCTTTTTCTTCTGCCGTGTAATGGTCCACATCATCGATGGTCATCGACGTAACGTGGCGGCTCAAAGCAAAATCCTTCCTTCGCCGCGCTGGCGCACTTTCATTTTGTAGATTTTCATTTCTGTTCACCAAGCAGAAACAGAGAAACCACTTCTGACATTCCAAGCAGCGGCGTAAACGTGATGTAGACGAACTGGCTGCGCTGCCCCCTGTTTGTGCGCGTCAGCCCTTCCGTGTAGATGTCGAGGGGCGGTTCCTCGTCGAACCAGATCGCATCAATCGTCGGTCCCTGCCATTTCTCCCGGCCCTTCTCATAGGCCTTGAAGTACAAAATGGCCTCACCAGCCTGCACATCCCCGCCGCCGCCCCATTTGATGATGGCGTTATCGAGCAAGTTCGGAACGCCCATCGCCCGGCCATAGTCGAGGAGGCATTCCTTCGGGACCGTGCCAGTTCCCCAGCTTTCCTCTTTCGGAGGATCACCGATCAAAACACGCTGCGGATTGTCCCGCGTGCTTTCGCCGGTTACGCCAGATGCCCATATGATCGGCGGCTTATCGAATGTCTGGCCTTCCCACCAATCAGGATAGCGTCCCGTCAGGTGCATCGCCGTTTCATAGCCGCCAGCCCATGTCTTTCCGAGCTGATTTCCGGCCATAAACAGGCGCTCGTGGTGCTTTGCGCCAGCCGCATGAAAGTCACGCTGCTTGGCGTAAGGCTCATAAAACCTAAGCCTGTTAATGTCGCGGCGTCGTTTCGTTTCCGCTTCCAAGCGGCGTTGCAACGCCTGCAAGGAGTGCGGATCGAACTGCGTCAAGGATGTTTGCAAGGTCTTCATCACTCATGTCGTTGAGCGCGTCCGTCCTCACGTTCAGTTCTTTCGGCAGGATCGACGCGACGACTTTCAGGTATTCGTGCGGGCGGTCTTCTCTGACCTTGGCAATGGTCGCAACACCGTGCTCAGCAAAATCGGCTTGGAGCTTCGTGAGGAAATCCTCACCTAGCTTGTTGCGTGATCCCTTGGGGCGGCCATTGGGGTTTGGAACCTGCCCCTTTACAAAGGGCTTGCCGATAACCCGCTTCTCAGGAACTTCCTGCTTTACTTCTGCATTTGAAGTTGCATCAGCCTTCATCACACGCTCTTGAGCAAATAACCAGCAACGGCGATCTCAAGACCGCCGCCACTGATGGGAATGTTGACACCAAAGAACTTGGCCAAGCCTGCAATCAGCAGGACGGTTCCAACAATGACGGCAATAGGCCTGATCGGCGTGATGACTGCGTTGATGTCCATCGTCAGGCTGCCGTGAGCTTTGGTGTCGCTGCGATATTCGTCAGCACGTTCTTCCAGGTGTCGTCCGTTCTGTTGACGACTGTGTGATTCTCAACGACCTTGACGCTATTGGGCTCACGGCCAAAGAAGACACGGGCAAACCAGCGGCGGATGTTGAGGCCGATGTTGGATCGCTGGCGGGTTGAAGTGCGGCGAAGATGCTCCAGCTCATCACGCATGGAGCCGAATGAGAGCAGGATCGACACGACGATAATGGAGAACAGGCCGTTGAAGATCTGGGCGCTCTCCTCCGTCATGCCGGCGTACTTGGTCAGAATGACAAGATCATTGCGCGCGGCGCTGGTCTCAACCTTGGTAGAGGCCGCAACCTCACGGGCCTCGTCAAGCTTGACCTGGAGCGCCTTGATTTCTTCCTGACGGGTAATGCGGTCCAGGGCGTTGGCCTTGTCAGCCTTGAGGCTGGCTGCAAGCTGCTGCTTGGCAATGCACTTGGAGCGGCAGCCTTTGCGGGTTGCCTCGTAGGCGGCATCATCTTCAGCGGCCTTGATGCGGGCGTCATAGGATTCTGGCGCATCGAGGGTCTTGGACCAATCGACGGACTTGGTCTTGATGTCGATC